TTGGTGATATGCAGAACCTTTTCGAAGGTACTGGATATGCTCGATTGGCTGCTGGCGAGACTGGTAAGGCGGATGCGGGTTCTCCGATTTTCCGTGGTGCCACGATCCAGTATGACCGTGATTGTCCGTCGCAGCACGCATATCTTATCAACAGCAAGTATCTGAAGTTGAAGATACAGCAGGGTAAGAACTTTGCGAAGACGGCTTTCAAAGAGCCGGTTAATCAGTTTGCGATGGTCGCTTACATCGTATTCGGTTGCCAGCTTGTTATCAATAACGCACGGCGCCACGGTGTCGCTACTGCGTTGACCTAATAATCCTGCCTCCAAGCCAATGGAGGTTTAGCCCTGCCCATAGGGAAAGGAATTTAAAATGGCACTTACGGGTGTTACTAATCTTAACCATAACTTCGCTAATAATCGTGTAGGTGGCGAAGGCATTGGAAGTAAAGCTGGCCAAGGTATATATACGGAGTCTTCGACTCCCAAGTATGCTATTGGCGAGAAGTTGGAACTCGCAGATGGGCGTGTATTTCGGTATGGATACACTGCTGCTGCGGTCAATGCTGCAGAGTTGGTATCGCAAGATTTGTCTGCCACGGCACTGGTTGAGACAGATAATATTGTGATTGCTGCGTCTGGTGATTTTAGCCCTGCTGCGGGATCTAAGAAGTTCCAGATAACTCTGGCAAGTGTTACCGCTAATCAATATGCGGGTGGCTATTTCCAGACTGCTAATGATGGTGGAGATGGAACTGGCGAAGGTCATAGTTATCGCATTAAGAGCAACAGTGCTACTGGTGCTACTACCAGCGGCAAGGTAGACATCGAACTATACGATCCTATCAAAGTTACTATGACGACTGCTACTGATGTAGCAATCGTAGGATCACTTTGGTATAACGTCCGGGCGGCAACTTCTGCTACCGATTATGTCGTAGCTGGGGTTTCTCCTATTGCGTTTACTGCCAATTATTACGGATGGTTCCAAACTGCTGGAGTTGCTCTTATTGCTAGTGATGGCGCTTTGGCGATAGGGGCGAATCTTACCTTGTCCGATAGTGACGCTGGTCATGTTCAGTTGAAAGATGCCGAGACTGAGCCTCTTGTAGGCTTTGCGCTTTACGCATCAGATGACAATGGGCATGTAGGCGTTTTGTTGCAAGGTTTGGTTGCGTAGTATTACTAAGGTGGGGGCATCGAAATGGTGCCCTCACTTTATTTAACAAGGAGCTTACAATGCCTAAAGTTGGGGGTAAGCATTTTTCATATTCTAAGGCTGGCCAGAAGGCCGCTAAGTCCTACGCGAAGGCTACAGGGAAGGCTGTAACTAAGCGTAAGGCTAAACCTAAGAGAAAGTCAAAATGAACAAGGCCGCTAGTACTATCGCGAAGCCTGCTACGGATGCAGAGGTTCCCAAGGATGCTCTTACGGCTGATTCGCTCGTAAAGTTGATCCAGGGATCGTCTGATGAAACTAAGAGTCTTATGGCTAAGGCTCTTGGAGTCGCTACACCTGTAAAGCAGAGGCGCCGTAAGGGTAACATTGACGCATTGCAAAACATGCGTACTTTCGGCGAAGCATACCACGGGGAAGACTTCGTTCCTGTGGCTCCTGAGAATGTAGTAGAAAAAGGTGAACGTGCAGTTGAGTTGTGGCAGCAGAAGTGGAAAGACGGTAATCAAGTAAGTAGTGCTGGACTGGAATACGACGAAGATTTCGAGGCTTTGGCTCTAACCGCGCAGGAATAATATGACTCCGCAAACTATTTTAGACATGGCTTTGCGAAGAGCTGGTCTATCATATAGTAACAGTACCTATCGAGATAATGCGATAGATTATGCTAATATGACTATGGCTGAGTTGTTGTCTCATCCGTGGGTCTTTCGGCATAAGACTGGTACGTTTAGTACGTCTAGTAGTACTGCAGAGTATGACTTAGCGTCTGATGTAGCGCATCTGCGCCACGTTAAAGACACTACTAATGATAATCCTGTAAAGATTGTTACAGAAAGTTATATTGACGAACTTGACATAGATAGGTCTGAGACTGGAGATGCTAGGTTTTTGTTCCATAGTGGAGTGAACGAAAGTTCGGCGGGTGAGTTGCAGATCACGCTGTATCCTACTCCAGACTCGACCGCAACGATTACGTATGAGTATGTCGCGCATGTACCTGACTTTGCTGAAGCTAATATGACCACTAATTATGATATCTATGCGCCTATTTGGTTCCAGGCTGCAGTATTGTATGGTGTGTCAGAACAGTATCATTCTGAAAAAGGTGATGCGCAAGGTGCGGCACAAGAAAACGGATATAAAAATAACTACATACAAACTGGATTAATGTATAATAGAACTGTATCTTCAGATCGTAAGTTCCGTATGGGGCGTAGAGATTCTATCCCTGGTCAGTTTGATTTTGTTGTCCAAGAAGGATCATTACAGGTAGCTTCATAATGGCAATACAAGCTGATGGAATACAGTATGGCCCGTGGCAGACTGTGAATTATTCTGTGCCTGCCATTGACCTACAACCAAATGTATTATCTGCAATCGAGAATATGTTTCTCGATAATGCAGGATCGTTGAATACTAGGCGGGGTACTGCTAAGTATATCTCTGGAGCGCTTAGTGGTACTCCGTCTATAGTAGGTGTGGGAAAACAGAGGTTCAGCGCGTCGTCTAGCTCGGTGTTTGTGATTGCAGGTGATAAGTTTTTTGAGGATGTTAGTGGTACTTGGACCGATCGTACTGCGTCGATTTCGATCACGGACCATGTAGATAAGTACTGGATGACCACTAATGCTGGAGGTACCTTAATTGGAACTAATGGCATTGGAAATAATGCTCCTATAAAATGGGCAGCAGCTGCAGGTAACATAGCCGCAGCCGGAATGGGGTCATCGAGTGTTACTTCTGCGGACTTACCGATATTCTGGGATAATAGACTTTGGTATGTGTCTACAAACCAGGGTGAGCGATTTGCTCATTATTCATCGACCACAAATATCGAGTCTTTCGGCGCAAATGATTATTACATAACTGACGAAAAGATCACAGGTGCCGCGCCTGTCAAGAGTTTCTTAGGGCTGCATAACGAGAATGGCATCTACGGATTGTTCCCAACTGGAAATGCTGATGTACCTTATAGTATTCAGCGGCGTGCAGACAGAGGGACGATTGCTAGACGTAGTGTTATAACTGATGAATTTGGCAATCAGTTGTTTATGCGGCGTGATGGTATATACGAATGGGGTGGATCTGAGCCACCTATGAAGGTATCTGGAAATTTCGATGGTTCGGAGTTTTGGGATAACTTAAACAAAGATAGACTTGAGTATAGTTTTGCGCATTTGGTCACGTCGGATGACCAGATTTGGTTCTGGGTGCCGTATGGCGAGAATCAGCAATACATGAACTATGCGTTAGTGTGGAACTATAAGCTCCGTCAATGGGTAGGGGTTTATACTGGAAATACGCGAATCTCAGCTGCGTATTTTGATGATCTTCCGCATTTAGGTGGGTATGATGATGGATTGCTATTTAAACATAATACTGGTACTAATGATAATACCGCGGCATTTACTGTAAAAGCGACTACCGCAGCTACTCCTCCTGTTAGCATTGCCACGAGAGTACGGTGGTTATATGCACGTCACGAGTTTAATGCTGCTGATGTGTCGTATAATACGTCGGTATTTCAGACTGGTCCTGGGATTACTACTAAGTCGGATACGTTTGATGTAGGTGATCCTACAGATGCTTTGGAAACAGAATTTACTATTGGTGTTTCTGCAATTCGTTCGTCAACTACGGCTTTTGTGAATGACACAGATCTGCATGGATATAGTCCTGTGTCGCAGTTAAGATATGAAAATAGTACACTAAATCAGCCTATTACTGTTCGTCGTTCTATGCTGATGTACAAGCCTATTGGACCTGAAACAGTTAGAAAACTGGGAGTACACTAATGGCTATAGGAAGTTTCAGAGGACAGCTCGAAGGCGCTATTTCTAAGCGTCTTACTGCTGATCCATATGCGAAACGTCAGGAAGCTGCTCAAGCTGATTACCAAGCGCAAGCCGAGAAGTCACGCCAGGAATTATCGGAGCGGCTAAATAGGCTTGGTGTGTTGCGAGGGAGTGGGAAAACTGCTAGTCAGTTTGGGGAGTTTGAGGCTGGGGTACTTCGAGGGCAGCAGGCTATAGGAGCACAGTTTGAGGCTCAGCGTGATGCCGGTATAAGCCAGGCTATACAGCAGGGTATAGGGATGTATGGGACTACATCTCAAGCTGGGATTGCGGGCAGGCAGCAGTCTGAAGCTGAACGTATGGGCCGATTCTCTCGTGATTTGAGCACTAGGCAGTATTTGTCTCAGGATGCTTTGAATCGTGATAGGCAGCGTGAGGCTGAGAGAGCTGCGTTGGTCCAGGAAGATTTTCAGCGTGCTGGTATAGTAGGGCAGTATGATGGACAGCGTACTGTAGATCAGCAGAGACAGGATCTAGCGTATAGACTAGGCTTAGCTCAGACATTTGGCACTGATCTTGGCGGTGATGATGTAACCCGACAGACTGAAGCTCGTAAAGCGCGTGAACAGCAAGAAGCATTTCAACAGGCAGGAATTACGGGAGAGTTTGACGGAGGCCGAACACTAGCAGCCCAGCAGTTGTATGGGAGAGCAAGTGATGCTAAAGGTGCTGCACAGACTATGCAGCAGAGAGAGCTAGAGCTTCGTCGTGGGGAATTGTTGGGTGAGATAGGTACAGAGAGAACCTTAGCTGCACAACAGGCTCTTGGTACGATTGATGGTGCAGATACCCTAGCTCGTGATGCTCTTCAGCAAGAAGCTCGACAGGCTGGACTTGGCCGTGACTTAGCGCGGGAAGAACTCTACGGTAGAACTACTACTGGGTATGAGCGTGCAATGGGCGGTGCACGGACTTTAGCTGCTCAAGAAGCTACACGAGA